AATATGACTGTGATCAAATGCTATTTCTTCCACTGCCGAACGATTTAACTGACTTGCAGTGACAAATAATATGTTAAGTTCCTTGGCTAAGTTACGTAATTCCTCAGATACATATTTGTCTTTAACAAATAAATCATTGGGACTAACTTTTGCTGACACAGGCATTAACAAATCTAAGTAATCAACCATAACAAAGTCAATTTTGATACCTGTTTGTACTTGAACTTCCTTCAAATATGCCCTGATATCATTAACATTACTCTGTGCAGGTAATCCTTTAACACGATACTGTCCTGCTTTTTTGCTAAACATCTTAACTTTTAATTCTGATGTATCTAAGTCTTTTCTAATATCTTTAGTTGACATACCAGATAGCATGGCATCAGTTCTTAATCCAACTAGTTCTTCACTAAGTTCTAAACTGATATAAGCACCACTTAGTCCTTGTTCTAGCCAACTGATGGCGATATTCATCATAACTAATGACTTGCCCGAACCTGATCCACCGGCAAAAATATTCAATTCGCCGCGGCTAAATCCACCGTATAAAATTCTATCTAAGCTAGGCCAGCCAGTACTTACTTGCCCGCCGCTATTAAAGTATTTGTCGTTTCTATCTTTAGGGCTTGCAAAGTAATCAGTTCCCATGTCTTTTTGAAGACTGATCTGAACAGCATCTTTAATTAATTTTTCAACAGGCCCAAACTCACCCTTTTCTAATAAGTCAGCTGACTTAAGAATAGCTCGCTCAAGTTCTTGGCGTTGAGTAAATTTCTCAAATTCCTCCATGAACCATGATAAACTGCCATCTGGTAAGTCAGGAATTTCACTTAGTTTTATGCCAGTTGTAGCTGATACCTGTGCTAAAATAGGTATAGTACTGTGATCCTGGTAATGAGTTTTAATAAATTCTGCTGCTGGTCTAATACTACGATCAAAATTTTCTGGATTATAAATATTTTGTATACGAACAAAAGATTCAGCATCCTGTAACATCATTTCTAAAAATAATCTTTGTGTTTCAATTCCGTAATCGTTTAACAAGTCGTTGCTTCCCTATTTCAATTTTAATCTTGCTAGTTTCTTTGGCCTGTAATATAGTAAGTAACGTTGCTACTTTACCTAGTTTACACACAGCATCATTTACATCCTTGATGCCTTCTGGCCAAATGGGAATACTAACAGCCCATCTTAATTCTACAGCGCGGTCTATCAATTCTAGTCCAGCTTTGTCTTGGTCAGGTACTACTATTATTTCTTTGCCTATATTTCTTATTAATTTAGCTTGTTTGTCGTTTACTGTATTGTGCATCAATGCCAATCCATTAATACTTAGTGCATCAAATATACCTTCAGTTACTATTACATATTGCCAATTATGCTTTTGTAAATCAGTACCAAATACATATCCGGGCTGAAAATCATTGATCCATACTGGTTGTTTTCCATCTAAGAATCTTGTTGTACTGCCCACTATCACATTATCATAAGTGAATGGAATCATAATGTGTGGTCGAGTCCAATGAACTCCGTCTGATGCTCTAATCATATAGGGATAGTCTGTAGGAGCATTGCGCGATAGCAAGTAAGCAAACTGCATAGGATGTTCATCTTCATCAAGTAAAACAGAGTCTTTCGGAAGAGGAAATTCCTTAAATCTTACTCCCGCTAATTGGTCTGCTACCTGTCTCTTCTCACGATCATACAACATACCATCCATAGATCTATGCCGCATACTTTCTAAGTTAATACGCTCAATTTCTTCTTGCGGCACATTAAGCCATGTTAATAAGTTGCGAGCTTTTATACTAAGATTACGACCCAATATGAAACTAGCAGTATACCCACAGTTAAAACAATGGTAACTCCATTCGTCATTATTAGATTTTATTCCGCCCCGCATCCTTTTATCTTGGCTATCACCATTGTGTATACAACAAGGTGCGTTAAAAGAAATCCAACCTGAACTGGTATGTTTTCTTTTCGCAGGCAAGTAAGAGATTATGTCAATCATGCTATAGTATAGCAGACGTTAATATGCTAAATCAACTTTAACGGTACAGTATGTTAGTTGCATATCCAGTTGATATAACCGGAAATGCGCCTTGACTAGCAGGAGGAACAGGATATGCAGCGGGATTAATTCCACCAGCTGGAATAGGCCAATAACCTGCGCCGCCGTTTAAAATATTAAATCCAGTAACAACACCATATTCATTTATTATTGATTCTACTACAGCCCCGGATCCATTGCCTAAAATATCAACTTTAGGTGGTGCTAAGTATCCAGCTCCGCCGTTTTGAACATTCATTCCTGTTACTACTCCATCTGTACAAATAGCGTAAGCTGAAGCAGGATAGCCAGGTGGATTAGGAGTAGCAAAGATACTATTATTAAAACATAAACGCAATAATGGATACCATCCCATAACATTCATATAGATAGTACCAGTTTTGTTTAGATATGTAGTAGATTCAGTAACATTGTACCAGATACTTTGATAATTCTGTGCCCATTGAGCTTTAATTGTGCCGGTATATCCAATCAAATCTAACTGAATTGTAGTTACATAGTTGCGTGGCTCAATGAAACTTGAGTAAAATTCTGTATTCTCATAGTTGTTAAAAAAGTTACTTCCATTGCCGCCATAATACCAATTGCCCGCCCAGCCCGGAAAGTTTTGGAATTGACTACCATCTAATGATGCTTGCGAAGTTAAACTGATTGTTGGGATAGTACATGGCATTGAAGGTATAAATCTTGGAAAAACTGAGTTAACGAGATCAATAGGAGCCCGTGCTCCGGATTGTGCGTTAGTAAATACTGCTTGATTTAAGTTACCGCTTTGTACACTGATTGAATAATTGGCTGGCTGAGCAATTAACTCTAGCGTATGCTCGGCTGGAATAGACACTTTAACTTGTCCAGTAGCTGCATTAAGAATAGTCATTGGCTCTTGTAGCAACAAAGTTGTACCGGCTGTGTTAGTAACTCGGAACGTAAAAGTACATCCATTTACGTTAACAGGCTTTTCGTCCTGATTAACAAATGAAAATAAGAGTACATTATCTACTCCAAGATTAAGGGTTAAGCGTTTGGCGTACACGGGATTGTACCTCATAGTAAAGTATTGACCACTGCTGTCAAGCAATAGTACTTGTGTTCGTTGCTGAAAAAGGTAAGCTGTGGTTGAATACATCATACTATTTAGCGATTTTTAACAACTTGATTTTGGAACATAAATATCCATATATGAAAACTACCATTCAATGAATAAAGAAATCTTCGAAAAATTAAACGAAAAATATCCGTTTATAACGCTATGTGTTTATTCTTCACAAGAATATGTTGGAATAATACAGAATCGAGATGATGCTATCACTACCATTTATGACTTTGGTAGTATTGTCAACTTAGAAGCTAAACAGCTATTTTTAGAACTAGCCAATGTATGGTGGTGGGAAAGTAATCGATCGATCCCTATCAACATATTTCTCAAAAAAGAATGGGAACCTTTCCGTATCTACATTCGTACTTTTGCCAATAAAGATCTTGAAATCTTGCATGGCCCTATATGTAGTTTAGCTGAACTAGCTCGTAAAAAGAGCAAAAGAAAATCTATTACTCTTGTTCGCCGGATGCCTGACTAATCTCATCTAGTAAATTCATATGTAGTGCCACTAGCATAGCATAGCCGATAGAATGGCTATGCTTGAATACAAACCCTCTACTGTCATCACCGTCCCATACTGATTGAAATATTTCTGACCAAGTACAATGTTGCAAATGTGCTTTGCCAGGACGTATGATTGCTATAAATGCTGCCATTCTAGTAATACTATCAGGTTTCATTCTTGCTATCAAATCAGTATAATTCCCAATATGTACTACTTGTTTTGTCCATTCTGGATCAGTCCATAGACGTTGCCACGGCGGCTCTTTGGCTAATAATGCGTCATAGTGATCTTGTGATTTAATCAGCTGATATACCGACATGTTCAATAAATCAATCTTAAAATATCCACGCTTTTCAGCAAGTTCGTAATCTATTGCAGCACATTGGTTAACTGGATCATAAGGTATATCAGTTACGTATACTCCAGAATTGTGCCTACGTACTTGTCCTTGTTGATGTTGCCTAGCTGAAGTAGACTTGATAAGTTGTAAAACTTGATTTCTATCTGCTAGGTCTAAGTCAATATCTGCTGACATTACCAACCTGCCTTTTTAAGTAATTCTTGTGCTTCTATACGATTAGCTGGATCTTCTTTTAACTTTTTATTCCATACATCTGGATCAATGTATGGCCATACCATAGCTTGATGCTCAGTATTCATTACTGATAAAAACCTTTGCCCTGATTCAGAATTATATAATACCCATGGACTAATGCGTCCCGATACTATAGCCTGTGTTATTGAATTATGATTACCGTAACGCAAGTAATCATGCGAAGGAGAATTTTTTTCTTCGCTCCAACACATTGCATGTTCAATAGATCTAGCGAGTGCATCTTCCATTGTTTCTACTTTGAGATAAAATAAAAGATATTCTTCATATAATTTATCACTACACCAGTAGTCTAATTTTTTGTTTTGTTTTAGTACCCATTCTGTAAATCTCGATGGATTGATAACTCGTGTGTTTACACAATATCTTCCGAATTTTACAAAGGCTTTATAGTATGGGCTTTCGCAAAAATTGTCGTACGTTTTTAATTTAGCTGATCCTTGTGTCAATTCGTAAAATTTTAAGTACGCATGGAATCCCACACGCACACCTGCTTCATCTTTTTCTTGCCGTCTACGTCTTGGCTCACACGAATGTACAGTTAGACTAGACTCTTTTACAAAAGACTTTTTACAATACTGACAAATATAACTCACTTATCTCGACCTAGTTTTTTCAAATATGCATTGATATCTTTTTGAGTATTAAGTTTCGCCATTAAGTCAAGCGAATCATCTTCTAAATGAGGAAACAATTCACCTAATTGTTTCCTAATACTGTTAGCTCCAGCTTCTTTCTTTTTAGTAGAAATCCAATTATGACGCTGTACACCCATACCTGGGCTTACTGTAGTTGCACATAGCCATTGTAATTTAGGATGCTTACTTATGTCAAAGAAGTGTTTATTTAATCGCTCGTTAGTGGCAATTAGATAATATTCTTGCATTT